TGTGAAAATGCAGTCGTCTGGTACTAGGTTGTCTGGGTCTTCTGATGCTGCAGGGTAGGTGTCTAGTGGGTTTCGTACAGCCCATGTTGGTTGTAGTTTAGAAAAGTTTGGGCGGATTACTACTGGCGCTGACGAGTATGCTAGGAAGTGTCTTGCTCGGCGACGCATTTTTAGTGCAAGTTTGTTTTGGTCCCAGTATGATAAAATAATTTTTTTGCGTAGACGCGCCATTTCTTGTGAGTCTGCGTTGCCTGGTTTTAGTGGTGGGAAGAATGGCATTGGCATGGTTGATGCGATACGCATTGATGTTTGGTCTAAGCCTTGTACTAGTAGGTTGGCTACGTTTGTTCGTGCGTTGCGGTCTAGTTCTGATAACGGGATTACGATGTCTCCGTTTGCGAGGTCGCGGATTTCGCGCATTCGGCGCAGGATTGGTCCTTGTGATTCTCTGCGGGAGTTATATAGCGAGACGATTTCTTCTACTGTGTGCACTTTGCGTGGAACTCCTGTTGGGTTGTAGTTGTTCTACAATACTACGTTAGCATCCATGATGGGCGCCATTGTCTTGGCGGAAGTTTTACTCCGCTGACTGTAGGGAAGTGTAGTTCGGCGAACCAGTTTGCCATTACAAGGTCGGTACCATTTTTTTTGTCGGGGGTCCATTTGGTTAGTTCGTCGACGAGGGCTAATGTTTTCCAGTTGCCGCGCATTGTTGGGAGTCTTACTGCACCTGACCTGTATAGGGGTGGGAGTAGTGCTTCGATGCCTAGTTTTTCGTCGAATTTGTTGCGGTGTGTGGTGTGCGGGATGATGTTGACCATTTGTCGGGTTTGCCATTTGCGTACGAAGTCGTGTGCTAACAGGAATCGTTGGGCTGCGTTGACTTCTACGACGACGTGCGAGACTGGGTAGCCGTATTGGAAGGCACGGTTGGTCCAGTCTTCTAGGATGCCTGTGTATTCGCGGGTTGTTGTGTTGTATCCGAGGAGTTCTTCGGCTGTGAGTTTGATTCTTTCGACGTCTATCAAATATCTGAGGTTTGTTGTCGGCTGGTAGAGCCACCATTGGATGCCCCAGAACTGTGACGGGGATGGGTCGACTGTGATGATTGAGATTACGGGTGGGGCGAGTCCTTCTGGGATTTGTCCTGGGAGTCTTTCGTTGTCGATGCATCCTGCGTATAGAACACCGTCGTTTCCTAATCCGCCTGTTATCCATGTGCGGTTGATTAGGTTGGTGTCGGCGGCGTCGTCTTCTTGTTGGTAAACAATTTTGAATGTTTTTGGGTTGCTGTATCGGATGTACGATAAATCTTTCCAAGATAGACGTTGCGGGTCTAGTAGTGGTCCTTCTGGGTATGGTTTGGCGTTATATTTGCGGCTTTTAGGTCCGTCGTCTAGTTCAGAATAATATGCTTTGTAAACAATGTGTTTGTATTTTGATGATTTGGTTGGTTCTGTGGACGCTAATGATTCGGGTGTGGTGGAGTCTGTGCCGTCGTAGTTGTCTTCGTCGATGTCGTAAGCAATTTTTGCTAAGCAATGTGCGTATAGGTCGCCTGAGCCGAGTCTTTGTCCGACTACTGCTAGTAGTCCTGCTGGGTCTACTCGTGCTTCTGCTACTTGGTCCCATCTTTCTAACAGTTTGTCTCGTGTTGAGCCTTCTCTGGCGTTGTCTACGGATGCTACGTCGTCAAATAGGCATAGGTCTGCTCGGTGTCCGATGTATTCTGAGTCGATTCCGTATGCGCGGACGGTGGGTTCTTTGTTGTCTAACCCGTTTCCGTCTAGTTGTTCTACTACGAATTCTTCTGCACGCCACAAAGCACCTTTGTCGGATGGTTTAAATCTGCCGTAGTCAATGGAGAGGCATCCTTCGGCGTTTACTGCTAATCCTTTTTTAACTATTTCTGGGTCGGGTTGTATTGGTGCTGGTCTTTCGAGGGTTTCTCTGATGCGTCGCGAGTATTGTTTTGCCATTGCTTGTGAAATGGAGCCAATCATGACGCGGATTGCACGGTTGCGGACTATTGCCCATACTGCTACATCGTGAAATAGGGTTGATTTGCCTGCGCCTGGGGGGACGTTTAGGACTACGAATTCTTTTTCAGGGTTTTCTAATAGGTCTACTAGTGTTAGTGCGGCTTCTACTTGCCATGGTGATGGGACGCGACCTAAATAGTGGCGGCGAAAGAAGTCGAAGTCTTGTAGTCCGCGTTGCGCTTCTGGGCATAGGCGTGTTAAAGGTATTGCTGGGGGTAGGTCGGTTGCTTCGTCTAATGCTTGTTCGTATTCTTTGCGTTGTTTGCCGCCTTGGTTGCCGCGGGTACGGGTTGCTTCGAGGACGGCTTGGTCTAGTTTTGCTTTTGCTGCTTTAGATTTTGTTAACCAATGTGAGCCTGTGTTTATGTGTACGCCTGCGATGCGTGATGCTTCTGTGATTGATGAGCCTGCGGCTATGGCGGCGAAGAAGCGTGCTTTGTCTTCTGGCGGTACCCGTCGTTTAGTTCCCATGAGGGTAACTATTTTTTCTTTGGCACTTTAGGTAATTTTACTCCAAGACGTTTTAGGTCTTCGTTAAATTTTTTGGACCCTTGTAAAACAGGATATTCTTTAATAACTGTCAAAGGTTTTTCTGAGGCAAACACGGGAACAGTTTTTAAATTAGCAGGGTTTGGGCTGTTTATCAAATCTTTTGTTTTTGCGGAAGCAATATAGACGCTTCCTTTTCCTTTGCCTTGTACATTAGAACCGCTTAGTTGTGCATAATCTGATGCCATAATCCAACTTTTTCCGCGGGCAGGGTTAGCGGCATACACTTCTGGTGTTGTGTATCCTTGCATTTTTGCTGCATTGCTTAAGTTCGGGTTGATTGTTTTTAAACCAGGGGTTGGTGAGCCGTGAACTAAAATTGTTTTACCTGTTACAGCGTTCTTGGCACGAGCAAATAAACCACTTTTATTTAATGCTACACCAGCAAGGGTTAACCCGCCAACAGCCGCGAGACCTAAAGCAATTTGTTCGCGTACAGCATCGCTTTGACTGCTACCACCATCAATTTGGCTTTCGTTAGAATTAGAACTCGAACCCGTTGATGCTTTGTAATCTGCAAGAGAACCTTGGTAGTTTATGCGACGCGGTTTAGCCATAACTTTATTCGACGGTACTTGAAGACTTACCGCCACCGCTTTTACCCTTATTTTTTTTCTTTGGGACACTAGGTGTAATTGGTGTACCACCAAAACTTTCACGGCTGCTCTTCGAAGGAGAAGGCGTACTCTGATAATTTGATTTATACCCTGGCATAGACTTGTTGCCTTTGTCCTGTGGCACACCCGTATACCCATTTGGTCCAACTTTTTTATTTTCGTCAGAGCGAACGGCGACCATACCTGTTTTTCCTGCAACGGCAGCAGCGGCGGCAGCACCTGAATATTTTTTGTATTGTTCAACCACGTTTCGAGCAGCCATTGATGCCCTGCCCGACACAACCTGGTTTAAATTTTTTGCGGTTTCTGCTGTTCTAAAACCAGTTACACCAACACTACTTGTTGCTCCTCGTAAAACACCAGCAGAAATACCTTCAGCGTTTTTAGCAAATTTCATTGTTTTAACTAAATCGGAAGCAATGACAGATGCTGTTCTTGCTTCAGAGGCTGCACGTGCTGCCCTTATTGCGCCAATTGCTTTTAGTGGTGTAGCGGCATACTGAAGTGCGCTTAATCCCACCATTGTTGCTGTTGCAGGCGAAGGGTCTTTTGCGAAACGTTTAACATCGTTAACCCCAGAAATTTCGGCAGCCAAATTTTTGACTGTCTTATTTGGCAACACGTTCGAAACAGGACCAAGAAGTTGTTTAGACGCAACAACCTTGGCTGTTTCAACAACCTTATTTTTAAAATCGGAAAGACTGCCACCAGAAGTATCTGACACGGCAGGTTGAGATTTGATTACAGGTTTCTTTTTTGCCATGTTGCAAACATACTACACACCTGCTAACATTTCAACATACCCGTCGGGAGATGGCAAACAACTTTAAAAACACAAGGCTGTACACCACTTGCAAGGTGCGGGGCAACAACACCAGGAAACTGGGGTAGACCCCCAATCATCGAATTAGGGGAGCAGCGTAAACAACGTACAAGTTTAAAACATGGTGTCGGCTAAAACAATCGGCTAACGGCTACCAACCCTTAAGGGTGAAACGTGGGGGAAAGCAAACACGCTGACGCCCTCACATACGTTCGGTTGTCCACAAAAACACAACCCCTCCCTCCCCACACAACAACCCCTCTCCCTGCACCTACCTCCACAACAATCAAAAGAGTGAAAATGTACAG